ACCCCACTCATCCGACTGTGTAACAGTGCCAGGACCTGCTTCGAACACGAACTTATTCTTTTGCACTAAACGCACAAAAGTTAGTAATCGCGAACGAACATATATGCTCCAATCAGCAGAACCCGCCGCAAAGACGCGTGTCTTCTTGATCCGACATTTACGCAAGAGAGTTGCTTCATCTTTGAAATGAGCAGTGAACACACAATAAGCGCGTTCACCTCTCTTATACTTGGCTTCAATAGCCAATACTCGTTCCATCACCTCGGGTAAAAACTTAATACCCATTGGATTTGCATCCGTTGGATCAGGTAGAATGAAAGACTTCTTAGATTTATTCCAAGGATGTCCCATAGATGTGCTACAATTGATCTTATCAATATAGATCACACCTGGCAATCCATTGATTGCCGCTTCATATGAGAGAAACATCATATCTTTCTCCCATCCCTTTGGTAGTTCACGAATAATATCCGCAACATACCCACGCACACATTGATCAAGAACATCTTGGTCATGAGTCACGTTAGGACGAAGCATATCCACAACGCTATTGCGCCATGGTTCCCAACCAGCCATTGCTGGTTGGCCGTGTTCAACTTTAATGTTGAAGTGTTCTAACATCTCTTCTTGAAGAGGTGTAGCGCACACACGGCTCTTTGGTTTAGCACGAAAGCCAGGCATCGTGCCATACAAAGATGCAGTGCCTCCTTCAATATATCTGAAGACACTCTTGTGATGAACAGGAAGTAATTTTACTTCTTCATCACCAAGCCCCAAAACTGGAGCTCCGCCACCTACAACGCAACCTTGAATATCCAAACCACGACGAGCCATTAAAGACTCCATCGCACTCTCGATATCAGAGCGTTTAATGCGCATAATACCACACTGACGTTCATACCCTAAAGTATGAATGCCAAGGATGGTAGCGCCTTGTGGCGTGGTAGCAATACCAATTGCTCCACAATCACCCGCACGAGTTGCGCGTTCTCCAGTTCCAATCATCATTGGAACCTGGATGTTCAACTCATCGATAGGCATGCTGATATACTCACGCATACCTAGAATCTCTTGTTTCTCGACAGCGCCAGATGGAAGTCGTCTAACAGAAAGACAGCGGGTTGGACAAATGCGTTCATCTGCCCAGAACTTTAAAATATCCTTCTTAGGTGGCATTGCTGACACCTCAAAGATACAAAAATCGTTCCCTGGAATACGCATTAACTGCGTTTCCTTAATTCGGATAGTTAAATTCGAATTAAGCCCTTGAGACACTGTGCTTTGGATGATGGTTACATCATAGTCCTCTACACCTTGCTTAAAGGCATGATTGTTGGCCAAAACATATTGACCTTTCAAATATACGGCGCCAATGCCGCATTTCCATGCTTTAGAAGTTCGACTTGCAATCTCAAGACGAATAGCATTTGGTCCAAACACATCCCTAAGGAATGCTGGATCCTTCCCTACCAAACTTTGGGAGGGGATAGGGATATCGAAACGAGAAAGTTCCATGGTATCATTATACCAAACATTAGAACGATCCTCTTGTTCAATATCGTTTTCAGTAGTTCCGAAAACGTTTCCCTGTGAAGCTAAACAATTTTTACATTCTTCAACTTCATCATCCTTTTTCTTAGTTTGCGGTAAAGCAAAGTAGAGTCCAACAGCGGACGCAACAATCACTAAACCAGTAATCAAGAAACGCCACTTACGTGGCGATGCTAAGAGTTCATTAATGGCACCTAAAGTGCGCATTTGAACATCATATGGTTGATATTGCAAAAGACATTTTAATAAAATGTCTCTACCAATCTTCCATTTGGCACAGTACATTTGAAACTGGAAAAACCATTTTAAACGCACTATCCAAATGCAAAGATCACCAGAAGCTTTAAAAAGCATACTACGTAAACTTTCAGACAGTTCCCTGAAGTCTGCTTGTACTTCCAATGCGCATTCGCATTGTGAAGCAGCAAACAAACACAAGGGACAAACAGCAATCTGTCCCATGCGAGTATCACAGGTCATAGACATGTCCTGGATATCTTCGTGTTTTAACGAAGCTTCACCGTAGAATTTTAAAAATTCCTTGGTGGATGTGAATTTCTGAACCAACTTTAAAGTGGCCAGGTCACGTTGTCCATCAAAATAAGGAACAACCTTTTGAACAGTGATATTCCAATAATCTGGAAAAGCACCATCAATAGGCGTTAACTTCGATGGATCAATGAATCTACCATTTTCATGGATAAATTCCTTCTTGGGTTCCACCTTAACCACAAAAGGCAACCGACGGCGAATAGCCAAAGGGCACCAAAAATACTCATGCGCATTCAAATCTGACGCATTAGTAGTGGCTACAACCAATTTTGCTAACACAGGTGTCTTACCTTTGTCAGCTAAATCAGCTTGTGGTGGAACATATGGAACATTGTTGACAACATTCAACATTTCCATAAGAGTGGGATCTGCATCACTAGCCTTAGCAGGCAATAGAAATGCAATGTCATCCATTTGGATACACCACTTACTGGAATCAAAATTGCTCCAGTATTCATCAGCTGGACAACGAACATATCGAAAATGATCGTCCGTATCCAAGCCATGAAGTTTGCCATAGTAATAGTACAACATTTTAGTAAATGTTGATTTTGCTACACTAGAGCAACCATGCACTAAAACTCCAAATGGCGCACGTCTTTCCTTTTGAGACGCGCGCTTGGTAATTTCAGTATTCTTCAGCAATTGAAGAGCTAATAATTTCTTCTTAAGAAGAGTATTATCAGCACCATTCGCTGAACGAGTAAATTTCGCATAAGCTTCACCACGCTCAACAAGATTGTTAACATCGGAAATGAATGCAAAATATGTAGTGCCATGTGGCTTAAGATTGGAAGTGAAAGGTGCTAAAGCAATAACTTTATCAGCTTCCTTTAACCAATCTGAATACTCAGTGGCACTATGTGTAAAACAGGAGGCATCTCCTGTTAACTTGTACTCATGAAGTTTTTCACAAATAAAGAGTGTAGTATCGATAACTGTCAACCACATTTCTTTCTTTGAAGAAAACTTATAGAGTAAGGCTTTTTGTTCAAGCTGGGAATATTCCACATCATTTAGTGTAATACCAAATTTGCTCAAAAAGCCATGAACCAAAAGATACGAGTACATACTCGTAATCTTTTGGATAATGGGTGAATCTGCAACATATTGTGCTGAAGATAACCCACCCCGAAGTACTTTAAGGACATCACCAAAGGTGTCTGATTGTACTTCAGAGTCAAATGACCTCAAAATTTTACGAATGAGATCACGCGCTGCAAAGCGTCCCGTAAATAAACGGTAAGATAATGCAAACAGACGATAAAAATCGTCAAAATTCTCACACTTTCTATACCAGTGTGAGATTTGCATGAGATGATCAATTTGATCACCCAACCAGTCGATGATTTCTCCTTCATCGGCTGCTCCACGTCGTAAATGTTCCAGATGTTTTCTAAGAACATTGGCAAAGACTGTATAGTCTGGCCCACGTGTATCTTCCTGATCAACACTCTGTAAAGTATACAAAGTGTGATCTCTAGGCAGTTTTAACATTAAACGCTCTAAATGAACGTTATAAGACTGCAAACCACTATTTAAGTGGTATGTGAGGACTTCATCCTCAATCACCTCCTTCTTGGGAGCTGTAGTTTTCTTCATAGTCGCCAGACTGGGGGTCACAACACGGTTATTCAAAAAGATTTTCATAATGGTTGTTAGATGAAGGGTTTTAGGGTTTGGTTACCCAAG